ACCAGGAGTAGCAACTACTGAGGCCGCAAAACAGAAAAAACGAGATATTGGAGCAGTTCAAACTATTAAAAATGCAAGAGTAAATGTTGACCAAGTTCCAGACCATGTACAAGATGCATTAACTAAAGATTATAGAGGTTTGATGAAAGCTATTGACCAGAAAAAAGGTGGTGGAACGAATTTTCGTCCATAGTGAGGTGAGTTATGGCATTAGATAAAAAGTTTTTAAAGTATAAACTTGAAAAAATTAAGAATGATAGAATTTTTAAAGATCAGGATTCAGAAACTAAAAAAAGAATTCGAAAAGAAAATTCCAAATTATCACAAGAGGAAGCAGATGCTATTCATTCTTATTTGACGGGTGAAGATAATATAGATAAATTTGATAATAAGTCTTTTTTAGAAAATAGATTACCTGGAAGTCTTTTTATAGGTAGAAATAATCAGTTAAATATTAGACAAGTTCAGACTAATCCTAAATCTAAAAAAACAAGATTATCAAGATTGTTGAAAAAATTTAGGACAATAGCCAAGTCAAATATAGATGCAGCCAAACAAATAATAATTCTTAAAAAGATATTTGATAAATTAAATATTGTTTTTAGTTTTAATGAAATTAAATTTGATGGAAAAATACAAACGGGTGGATACCAATCGTCAGATGGTCAAGAAGGAATTACAGAAGATTTTGAAGTAACCGATACTATTGAAAATACAGATGGAACTTTAAGATATGTTAGAAAAAGAATTATAGTAAAAGATGGTTTAATTGTAGGTCAACAAATAATAAGTCAGTAGGAGAATATAAATGGGAGCAAGAGAAAAAGATTTAAATCCAGATGTTTTCATTGGATTAAAACTTCCCCTGGGATATTCAGATACAGGATTTTTTAAACAAACAAAAACCACACTTCAACAGGCAAAATATAACATTATAAATTTGTTAAAAACGATTCCTGGTGAAAGATTGGGACAACCAACATTTGGCTCACAATTACATTCAATATTGTTTGAACCTATGAATGAAGATTTTGGAGATGTATTAGAAGATTCAATTAGAAGTTCACTTGAAAAATGGTTGCCATACATAAACATTAAAAATATAGAAATTACGATGCCAGATTATAATATTAACAGAGTAAATATATCAATAGATTTTGGATTATCATTTGAGCCTGATAGATTCGGAACTGTATCAGTAAGTTTTGATCAATTTGAATCAGCGATTAATCAATAAGGGAGAAAGTAAATGGCTACAAAAGGAGTCAGTAAAGACGTAAAATATTTAAATAAAGATTTCTCTGGGTTTAGAGATGGTCTAATAGAATTTGCTAAAACATATTTCCCAAATACATATAACGATTTTAACGAATCAGACCCAGGTATGATGTTCATAGAAATGGCATCTTATGTTGGTGATACTTTATCCTATTATATGGATGAACAATTTAAAGAAGGTATGTTAGCTTTTGCAGAAGAAAAGAAGACTATTTATGAAATAGCACAAGGATATGGATATAAACCAAGACAGGCCTCACCAGCATCTGTAACTCTTGACGTTTTTCAAACAGTTCCAGCCGACAGTACTGAGGCTATTACTTTCAATAATGGTGATATAGGATATCCACCAAATGAAGACTATTGTCTTACAGTACCAGCTGGAATGCAGACAACATCAGATAATGGTACAATTTTTAGAACAACAGGTGATGTAATATTTAGAGATTCAAGTTCACTAAGTCGGAGAGAAGATACGGTTTTTGAACTGGATGATGAAAGTAATATTACTAAGTGGTTATTGAAAAAACAAGTAAGGGCAGTTAGTGGGACAGTTATTACGGATTATATAACATTTGGAGCAGCAGAAAAGTATAAAAGGGTTGTATTGAAAAACAGTCCAGTATTAGAAATAATTTCAGTAACGGATAGTGATGGAAATAGTTGGTATGAAGTTCCATTCTTAGCACAAGACACGGTATATGCAGATTTTCAAAATACTGAAAATAATTCTCCTGATTTGGTAGAAGGTAGAAATTTTGCACCATTTCTTTTAAAACTTGTAAAGACATCTAAACGATTTAAAACATATATAAGACCAGATGGGAAAACTGAAATGAGATTTGGTTCAGGAGTTGCCGCGGGGGCAGATGAAGAAATTATTCCAAATCCATCAAGTGTTGGTTCTAATTTACCTGGAACTCCGAGTTTCCTTGATACAGCATTTGATCCGGCAAATTTTCTTAATACAGAAACTTATGGTCAATGCCCAACAAATACAACGTTAACTATAAAATATTCTTATGGGGGTGGGATAGATGATAATGTAGCATCTAATAGTGTTAATAATATTACTTTACAAGCACCTGTATTTGATAGTTCTTTGAGTTTAGATTCTAATATAGAAACGTTAACTTTAAATTCTACAGCAACAACAAATCCAGATCCAGCAACTGGAGGTAGTGGAGCAGAAACACTTGAGGATGTTAGAGTAAATGCATTAGCATACTTTCAAGCACAAAGTAGAGCAGTAACTAAAGATGATTACATAACTCGTGTATATTCATTACCACCAAAGTATGGTAATATAGCTAAAGTTTATATGATACAAGATGAACAAGTTGCGGCCGGAGGAGAAGAAGAAACTTCAAATCCATTAGCATTAAATATGTATATGTTGGGATATAACCAAAATAAAAAATTAGTTAGAATAAATGATGCAGTTAAAGAAAATATAAAAACATATTTGACTCAATATAGAATGATGACTGATGCAGTTCAATTAAAAGATGCATGGATATGTAATATTGGAGTTGAGTTTGCTATTCTTACTAAAAAAGGATTTAATAAAAATGAAGTATTGTTGGGATGTGTTGATAAATTAAAACTTTATTTTAGTATAAATAAGTGGCAAATAAATCAACCTATAATTTTGGCCGATGTGGCATCTGAAATAGTTGGAATGCCCGGGGTTGCTACTGTAGTTAATCCACCTAATCAAGATCCTAATGAACAACAACAGTTAGTTGTAATTAAAAATAAAAGTGGAGAGGCCGATGGATATTCTAATAATTTATATGACGTTGCTGGTGCCACCTATAGTAGTATAGTTTATCCGGCGGTAGACCCTACAATATTTGAAGTTAAATACCCCGATACTGATATTCAGGGTAGAGTAATGGGAGATTTATAATGCATTATTTTGAATATGCGACAAAAGATACAACATTATATGAAGTAAGTGCAAGTATGAATACTGGTCTTGATGAGATTCTTGAGATTAGAAAAGATATGAACGCAGACGGTTCAGTAGTAAATGTTTCACGTGCTTTAATTAAATTTGATTTGACTTATATTTCTAAATCAGTAGCATCTAATTTAATTACATCAGGATCAAAAACGAGATTTTATTTAAATTTATATGATGCAAGTTCAAGAGAATTAAATGTAACACAAAACTTATATGGGTATCCAGTAAGTCAGAGTTGGGACATGGGTTCTGGTCGAGCACACTCCAATCCAATAATTGAAGATGGAGCGAGTTGGAAATATAGAGATAATAATGATACGGCAACTCCTTGGTTTGGAAGTTATACCGCGTTACAAGGTAATACTTTTGCAAGTGGAAAACTAACAATTAATGAAGGTGATTATAATAACCAAGAAGTTACTATTGGTGGAGTTGATTTTACATTTGTGGCACCGACAATAGGTATACTTAACAACAGTTCCACTCAAATATTCGTAGCATCTGGATCAACAACTGGAAGTTCTGTTAATAATTTACGAAGTGCTATTAATAATACTGCAAGTTCTTCTCTACACGGATTACCTATTTCTGCAAGCTTTTCTGGAAGTGATTCTTCTAATTGGACTTATTTAATGTTATCTGGAAGTTCTGCAGGAACTAATTCTAATTTAAGTGCAGCATCATCTTCAGGGTTATTTGTATTTAGTGGTGGAACATCTGCACTTGCTGGTGGTACTGATACAACACAAACATTATCTGGGGGTGGTGGAACTTGGTATAGTGGAAGTGGATATGAAGCCTCTCAATCTTTCACCCATGAACCATCAGATTTAAGAATGGACGTAACTGATATTGTATGGAAGTGGTTAGGTAGTACAGTTTCAAATGAAGGATTTATGTTAAAAAGAAGTGGTAGTATGGAGTATTCCACTACTGAAGATGAAGGAAGTACTACACATTATGGACATTTTTTATATTTTGGTAGAGATACACATACAGTTTATCAACCAAAATTAGAAGTAGTTTGGGATGATTCTAAATGGACGACTGGTTCATTATCAGCACTTTCTAATACCGAGGTTGAAGATATGGTTCTTTATATGAGAGGATTTCGTCCAGAATATAAAGAAACTTCAAAAGTAAAATTTAGAGTAGTTGGTAGAGCAAGGTATCCCGAAAAGTCGTATTCCACAAGTGGATATAGTACGGGATATACAACAGCAAAATATCTACCAAGTGGTAGTACATATTATGAAATTAAAGATGCATATACAGAAGATGTTATTGTACCATTTGGAAGTGGTTCAGTAGTAAGTTGTGATTCTACAGGAAATTATTTTAATTTGTGGATGGATGGATTACAGTCAGAAAGATTTTATAGAATAAACTATAAAGTTGTAAGTGGTAGTGGAACTGCTGATGAAACCGTTCAATATTTCGATGAGAAACATTCATTTAAAGTAGTGAGATAAAAAATGCCATATTCAAAAGATGAATTAGATAATCTTCCATTTTATCAGGCACTTGTAAGACAAGATGAAGCGAGATATTCAGAACTAATAGATAAGAGAACTGATTCGGGGACTATAAGAAGGGGTGTTTTAAGGGATCCAAAATCTGGAAATATTATTTTATTTGAGAAAATAATTGATGGACAAGGAACTGATGGAACAAGTCATACAGAAAATCATACTCTTTCTTATGAAGAAGGATATTTTGACTATGAAGATACAGAAGAAGAACTTAATAAAATAATCAAACGAGAATTTACGGAACTTTAATGGCCAAGAAAAAACAATTAACCTCAACAGAATGGGGATTATCAAGATTAAAATCAAAAGATTTACCTCTTATTGGAATAGACGGGTTAACTGATTCCGATGAGGTATTTGGAAGTAATCCAAAAGATATTATAGAGTATCATGTATATGATACAAGTGATAATTATATAGCTTCTGGTGAAATTTCTGAAATACCTACTAATTTAGATGTAGGTGCTCATGTTAGAAGTCTTGGTTATGAACGTGGAACATATAAAATAGTATATAATTTTCTAAGAGAAATAGGTGGTTCTAATAAGTTTGTTTTAACTAAAAAATCAAATAAATCTATTTATACTGGTCAGTATATGGTTCAACCAAATGGTAGGATTGTTGCATCACACAATCCACTTGCTGACATAGAACCAGATTTAGAAGTTCCTTTACTTGATAATAAAGGAAAAGAAATAGAACTTTTCGTTCAAGAAGATAAATTTTGGATACAAGAGGTATCACCATCTCGAACAGAAATACGACTCCGACCAAATCCAGCAATAGATGATCCAGATTATTATGAACAG